GTTTTACCTAGCGATTATCTGTTGAGTAAAAGCCCTTTCCACGAAATACAACTGCTGGAGCAGTCCAAATTCGTGTCATAGTGCCACCACAAGTGCATTGGATGGATTCTGGGTTGTCAGTGGTTTCGTATATAACAGTGCAATCAGAACAGCAGTAATCATATTTAGGCATTGATTCCACCTATCTGGCAAGTCCGGCACATGGTGTTTATCCATGATCCGCATTGAGTGCATCTTTTGGGTTCTGGGTTTGCTGCATAAGTTTGAAGGATATTCATTAAATCCCCTAAGCGCATAAATGCTAAATATTGACTCGCATCAGTGCCTTGTCCATTACATCTGGAAACTACAAAGGCAAGTTTATCACCTTTATTGCTCTCAGCCTGTTTTATCCATGCTAATGGACTGAAGTCTGATCTAGCCTTGCATTCTATGCTAAATGGAACGCCTGTAATATCCTCGCCTTGTCTGCCTGCCCCAGTTGATTCAGCATTTGGATACCACTGTTTTAACCATTCTGCAACCACTGATTGAGTTTTGTAGCCCCTATGTTTTCTATGCTGACTAGCCATTGACCGCATGGCATTTTTCGCATTGCCATTGGATTGGCGATATACTCTGCACAAGCACTGTGTCGTCTAAGTGCGGCATTTCGTTACACATCTGACAGATCAGAACTGGCACATCCCCGAGCAAGGTTTTTGTGCCATCTGGTCTAGTTATCTCTACATAGCCCATCAAATCAACTCCATTCTTGTAATTGGAACACGCCATCCATTAATTGATTCATCTCTAAACTCATCTGTTGCATAAGCAGCAGCATGAATAAATCCATATACTTCTACAACTTTGAAATAGACATCATCTAAGATTTTTGTTCCTATGATGACCTTTTTCAAATCTTTATCCCAGAATGGAATCGCATCTCTAGTTCTAACAGTGCGAACTTCCCCATCTTTACCTATATCTGGGATGTCATGTCGGAATTTGTGTAAATGGTTTGGATACCAAGGCAAATTCCAACTTATGTTGAATACACGAGCCGCTGCCCATTCTGAAACATTGGCTCTTATACCGGCAAGCAAGTCATGCTCCAATATGCCCTCTGATTTACCTTTGGCATAGTTAGGGGCATCCACTGATCCGGTTTTGGTGAGCCATCTTTCAATGGCTAAGGTGCTACAAACCCTGACTTCACTCTCGCTCAATTCAATAATCACTATTCAACACCATCAGGTAATCTAAACTTGCCTGTGGTTTTGGATAGCACATACCAAATGGCTTCACATTGCTCAGACTTAGGCAATCTTGCATCAGCACATAATGCACCCCGCCACGCTTTGCCATTGGTGATGCCTGATTTGATTGTGCGCTTTCCATGTGAACAGGTTGGAATTGGCTCTGCATCGCCAAATGACTGTTGCACCATGTCAGCCGCTTGTGCTAATGACACAGGTTCAGGTGTTGGTTCTTTGCCCACAAACTCATCCCATGTGTTATTGACTGCCAGCGGAGCATTTGCTATTTGCTCTGATCGTCTATCGTTTTCAACCCTAGCGACCTTTTGCATGTCCTGTTTTGTCGCTTTATGCTGAGTTTCAAGTATGAGCGACAAACTGCGCCCAACGCTGCTCGTGATCGTGTCCTCGACAAAAAATTTACGCATATTCGCAGGATATGTAGCCGCATCGCCAAACGCATAATCGACAGCCGAAGGGAGAGTATCCTCATACTCACGATAAATTGAAGTCGCAACCAATATGTGACCTTTGACCGCATCGAACTGTATAACATCGCTGACTATCCTTCCTGTAATAAATTGTTTTTGGAAACGAGCCACACGGCTGTTTACATCCTCGTAATTGCTCAAATCAAATGCCATTTAGAACTCCCTGTGTTATGTTTGAATTGGTTTTTGCATATTCAATCTGTTGATCTAGGTTAAAGTATGTGCCATCAGCCCACCTGCTAACCTCTAACACACAGTCATTGCAATAAGAACGCTTGCGACCATGTGATTTGGGAAGTTCAGAATGGATAGTCCAGTCTGCTTGTTTCTGTCCTTTTTCATTGTTCTTTCCAAACCTGCTAGCACAATAATCACACCAAACCCCATGCTTCGCTTTACCCAGCATCAAGATCATCCCAGTCCATCGTTGCGAGTTCGCCGGCAATAGAGGCGTAGTTGATAAGATCGAAGTAGTGATCTTTAGTTTGTGCTTGCTCCGAGATACGACTGACTTTGAGCAATAACATACAGACTGCGACTTCGTGAGGGTCGATTGGATAACCAAGAAACTCTGACCAGAGCCGTGAGATACGCAGCATAGATACATTTGGTGATCCATACTCAATATCTCTAGTGACTGCAATGAGTTGTGATTGTCGCAGGAATTCATCGCGTTTCATTTACTCATATCCATTGGGATGCGCATTAATGATCTGCCAGCGTGCCAGCCTTCACGCTTGCCTTTATTAAATCCTGCCCAGTAAGCAGAAAATCCGATTAGTGGTGGCAAAGTTAAAGCACATAACAATGACAGTGCGTTTAATTCATCCATTATGCGCTCACTCTCGCTGAGTGAAAGTCGTAGTTTGATATGAATGCCCAGTTCTCTGTGGCTTCATCAAATGATTGGGTGTAAGTAAATCCGCGCTTTGCCAAAAATTCACGGCAGAGAATTAGATTAGGATATTCCTCAACCCAGTAGATGTGTCCGATTGTAGGCATATCATTAAAATCAAAGCGATTGATTTGGTCTGCCCATGTAGCGGCATCCCATTCCATTGCTACATCAAACAGATGTTCAAAATCTTGTGCTGTAATGTCCATTTTTAGCCCTTAATGTTGATTACTCGGTTTCACCAACACCTTTAGGGTCGCACATTAAATGAGCCTAATCAAGCCAATTCAGCGATATTTGTATAACGATTTGATAACAAAGTTATCCACATCCCCTAGCCATTCCTCACCACAAGCACCTTCACCCATAGCGTTTTCCTTCAACTACAAACGATCCATCGCGCTCAATGGGCACTGGCACTGGGCTTACTTTGTCGCCATCCACATACAGGATGCCAAACCCTTTTTGCCAGTTCATCACGCCCTTCATATACTTCATGCCTGACGAGCGTTCATTTACTAAGTTGCCAACCTCAAAACCCCACACAGTGCGCCCTAAAACGCCCCCAGATGCCTCTGTAAAGGCTGAATAGCCTTGTCGGTGGGTATGCCCACACACCACATTCTTGCCATGCCTTCTAGCGGCTTCTAAGGCTGTCAATCCGCCTTGAGGTTTGTAAGCCTGTTCATCACCATGCACCATAATTGTGTTCTTTGTAATGGCATATGGCTCTTTAGAAAAGTAAATGCCCAGTTCGTCTAGCCTTAAAAACTTCTCATACTCTAACTCTGGTAGTTTGAGCAGGCTGGGAAGTCGGCTTGCAATTGAGTTGTATAAACGCTGTTGATGGTTTGAACGAACTAGCACATCAACTTTTAAGTCAAATAGGATTTCAACGCAAGTATCACGATCTTTTCCTAAGTCCTCAAAGTATTCTGCGCCTCTGCCAATGTTGAACTTACCGAGTTGAGGCATGTCCAGTTCGTCACCGACACAAAGGACTTGATCCGGTTTCCATTTAGCAATGAATTTAGCAACATTTTTTACCGCTTTTGGGTCGAAATAGGGCACTTGAAGGTCACTAATTACGACTATGCGTTTCAAAGGTTTAGTCCTCGTCATCCTCATAGTCGGAATAATCCGCTTGATCGGGTAGCCAATTAGGTTGTGGCAGTATGGTTGCAGGATAGGTTTGGGGAGCAGTTATCATATAAAGTGCATGATCTACGCTGAAACCAGCGCGTCGTAATGATTTGTAATACTCGTTCAAACCAATACAAAATTGATCCATAGGAGAGTAGTCAGTCACATCGATAACTTTTCTACGCGCCATGGCTATATTATCGCTCAAGAAGTATGTTGTAGATTTCATCGACTCGGCTATTTAAGCGTTTAATTTCACCCAATAAATGAGTGATTACATAGCCTGACAAGCCACCAATGATAGAAACAGTGGCTATGTATAGCGTAAAAAAGTCCTGCTGATTCATTACTTTTTAGGTGTCGCATATCCAAAAACTCCGGCAAGGATAGCCCAGAGAACTGCACGATAATCAAGTGAGAAGTTACTTGCAGCCCATGCAGCCAAAAATGCGCCGGACATTAAGAACATTGGATGTTTCATTGTTTTCCCCCTAGTAGCGGTATTTCAAAAAAAGAACCATCGTCATCACCTTTAGGCGTAAACGAGATATGAATGTGTGAAGTATGTGAGTTGATTCCAGAGTATTTACGCCATTTCCAATTAAGGATTGGAGAAGCAATCTTGTGGTTGTGGATGATGTAGGCAATTCGCTTAGGCTTTTCAGCCTTTGCATAGAGACGAAGTTGATTCGCCAAATATATAGATTCGGATTTGTGGGATGATAAGTCTGAGTCCACATCCAAGGCACGCACGACATTGTTAGGTAAAGCAGGATTGTGATCCGACTTAGTGCCTGTGTGTTTCGAGTCACCGATCCAACCATCAGAACTTCTATCTCTTTCTGCATAACAATCGTCTATTTGATTTCGTAGTTGAACGGCGGCTTTGCAAAGATGTGGTTTCATTATTTGATAATGTTAAGAATTGCCAATGCTTTTGCGCGTTCAACAATTTCGGTTTTTAACAATCCTGTTACTTGGTCAAATTGTTGTAAAACTGCAAGGCGTTCTAAGCGATCCATTGGGCATTGACGGGCTGCTTCTTGTGATTCAATACCTTTTAGATGGATTAAATCTGCATCCCAATCACCATCAAGGGTTGCTAGTAATGCTTGATAGTTCACAACATTTGCGCTGTATGAATCAACTTCAATTTGTCGCGCCTCAAGAGGTGTTAATTGGATTTCTTCTGTCATTGTTATTTCCTTTGTTAGTAGTTAAATGAACGAAATGCCGTTGCCTGTGCCAGTTGGTAAAGTAGCAGGATTGGCATATTTAGTACCAAAGCCAGCAGACCAAGGATATACAGAAACAAAAGGTGTGGTAAAATGTGCAACTGCTATTGCAGTACCAGCAGAGTTGAAATCAACACCATACGCATTACCTGTTGGTAGCGTTGCTGGATTAGAATATTTACTGCCAAAGCCAGCAGACCAAGCGTAAACATTTATGTAAGGTGAAGTACCTTCTATGCCAACGGCTATTGCATCTCCTGCTGGGTTAAATGTAACGCTAGTTCCACTATTTACTGGCAAACTTGCAGGGTTTGCGTACTTAGTACCAAAGCCAGCAGAAAAAGGATATGCAGAAACAAAAGGAGAAATAAGATGAGCAACTGCAATAGATGTACCAGCAGGGTTAAATGTAACTCCATAAGCATCACCAGTAGGTAGTGTGGCTGGGTTTGCGTACTTAGTACCAAAGCCAGCAGAAAAAGGATATGCACTAATAAATGGTGTTATGGTATGTGCGATTGCTATTGCAGTACCAGCAGGGTTAAAAGCAATTGCATCACCCGTACCAGTAGGTAGTGTGGCTGGGTTTGCGTACTTAGTACCAAAACCTGATGACCAAGGATAGGCAGAAACAAAAGGAGTAGTTGTATGTGCTACTGCTATTGCAGTTCCTGCTGTATTCCAATTTACGCCTCTGCCAGTAGAAGCAGGTAGTGTTGCTGGGTTTGCGTATTTGCTACCATAGCCTGAAGCAAAAGTAAAAGGATATGCAGAAACAAAAGGTGTTGTGTTGTGTGCAACTGCAACATTTGTGCCTGTTGCATCAAATCCAATACCATTTCCTGATCCAGCAACAGCCGTTACGGGATTTGCGTATTTTGTGCCAAATCCAGAAGCAACAGTGAAAGGGTAGGCAGTTGTGAATGGGGTAGTGTCGTGCGCTAAAGCAAGAAAAGATGACGCAATAGGAACTGTTCCATCGCCCAGAAAACCAGTAATACAGTTACCTATCATTATGCAATAGCACCAACAACATACCAAGCATCTGTTCCTGTTTTAATGCAAGCAGCGGTTTTGTATTGTGCAAGGGTAGGTGATGCGGCGGTTGCGCCTGCTGAAAGAACTGTGGTTGTGCCTGAAGTAACTGCGCTGATCGTGCAAAGTCCAGCACCTTTGTTTAATACTGTAATGACTGTTCCTACTGGAAAGGCTACTGATGCGTTTGTTGGTATCTTGAACGCGATTGCAGTTGCTTTATTTATAGGAACTAAGGTTTGATAAGCATCATCAATAACCGCTGTGTAATCGGCTGTTGCGTCTGCATCAACTGTGAAGGCTACTAGCCCATTGAACATTGCGGCTGATAAAACATCACCGGTGACTGCTGGAAATCCTGTTGCCATTTTCTACCCCTTAGTAAGTCATTACTGACTGTCCGATTATACCCCATTGACTGCTCCCAATCAGGAAAGCATCTATGGTTGGTTCGCTGGTCACAAAGGTTGTATCCCAGCGCGATGGGCTAATTACATGTTGAACGCCCACGCATTGCAAAGTTTTTTCAATCAGAGTGCCATCCTGACCCACATTTTTTATCTGAATGGTGTCAAAAAAGTCAATAGTCAAAGCCGCATTAATTCCAACAGCATAGTCAGGTGTTGTCAGATCGAGTTGTAATGAATCAACTCTCAGCGTGGTTTCTGCGCGTGTCGCGACATAGGCTCTGGCAAGGTCTAATGACTGAGCATCTGTTTCAAGCAATAAATCTGTTGCTGTAAATGAATGTGGAAAATACTTTATCTGACTATCGGTATTAGATGCGGTCTGGGCAGTGCCGCCGGATCGAGTAACTGAGGATTGATTAATTACTAATTTATCATCCAGTGCTGTCACGATATTTTTGTAACTTATACCAGTGCCATCATTGGAGAAAAAGGTTGGGTTTGCTCCAGATTTTTGCTGGATGTATTGCCTGCTATGAAATTCAGCGTTGCCATTTGTTCCAAAATAAAATGCGCCCTGCTCGCAAAAAGTAATGTTTTTGATTGCCTGTAAAGAGGTTCTTGATGTGGCAGGATCGGCTGCAACTGTTGTTGAACCTGTTTCAATCTCTCGCATTGATGTTGGAAAACCAATGGTGTTCAAAATTGCGGTGATGCGGTTGCCAGTTGTTTGACCGGCAGTAGCACCTGTCACAGTGGTTATGTTTGCCATGTTCAGCAATCTAAATGCATCACTGAGTTGTATATCTACATATCCTACATTTTGCTCACGATCCCATGTGTAATTGTAGGATGTGGTATAACCTGAATATAAAAACTTTTCATTAGCAGAGATGCGAACCTTACGCAGAGGAACTAATTTTCCCGCGTAGGGTGAGGTTGTAGAAGTTGGATTCCAATCGCCATTCAAATCAATAATGCGAATTGATGCAACCCCTGCTTGAAATTCCTCTTGCAATAAATTGTATCCGCGCTGAATGCTTATCTTAGAAACTTGATTTGAAATATCTACTGTGTCTGCTGCTTCATCCGCAAGAGTGTTAGTGCCTAAAATGCCCTGACCGATAATAAATGGATAGCCAAAAGTCGCTCCAGAACTGAAATCAAATACAACATTGACTGACGGCGCAGCCATTACATACCGCCTGCAAAACTTTGAATGGTGCTGTAACTGTTGCTGTTACCATTTGCTGTGTTGTTGATTGATGCCACATTTACTCCAGCGGCAGCGGCTAATGGATCAATTGTAATTACAATGTTTCTCTCACCGGTGTTAATATTCCTTGTCGTAAAGTCATCTCGATAATTTCCTAAAGATGTTGTTGCTGCGCCGCTTGAAGGAATGTTTGATAATGCAGCCAATCCAGCCGCTATTGCTGCTGCTTCAAGAGCATAAGATGGATCACTTTGATCTAAGATTGCTGCTGCATAATCTTGGTTCAACATAATGTCACTAGCGCTTAAAATTGGCTTTGTAAGTTTTCCGATTTCCTCGCGTAGTTTAATCATTGCCGCAAGTGCATTTGCTGCACCATCTGTGAAGTTGCCAAATGGATCAAGATTACCGAGAATCATTGCGTCAATTTGAGCGCTAAGTAATTGCTGTGACAATTTGCCTGCTACATCTGCGTTCTCAAGCAAAATAGCCTGTTGCAGTTTTAATCTAAGGGTTTCATCCTCTGTGAGTTTTCCACGCAAAGCGGCAGCATTTTGGATTAAATCTATGTCAAATACCTGACTAGACTTATCAAGTGCTAAGCCTGATTTTTTAAGTGCTAGGGTTTCTTTATCAAGTTTTAATTGCGCTTTCTTTGCCTTTGTAATCTTATCGTTAGCCTTAACATCATAAGCAGGATCACCTAATTTGCCAAACTTAGGCAGTTTAAGTTTAAGTTTATTGGCACTGTTAATGCTGTTTTCAAAACTGTCTAGGGCTTTGTTTGCTGCAAAGATGCCAGCAACTAATGCAACGCCGCCTACGACTCCGGCGATCGGATTGATGGCAGTCATTTGTGCAATTGCTGCACCAATGGAAACATTGCGAAGTAAGCGATAGAACTTAATAAGTCCTTCACCTATTTTAAGGAATGCGGCTACTCCGGCATATACCTTTGTGCTTGTCCAAACAGAAAACAGGACAACGCCTAGTTGTTTTATTAATTCAATATTTTTTGCGATTAGGTTTCCAACAACAACAAATACTTCAGCAGCGCCTTTACCAAAATTGATAATGGAGCGTTGCAGTTCCTCTATGTTTGCTGATCCAGTTGCAATAACAACCGCATCAATTAAGCCGCCACCAATGTATTCTTTAGCCTTTTGAAAAGCCAAACCAACTCTAGTAATTTTATTTGACAATGTTTCGGATGCAGTAGTTGCTGCGCCCATATAGTTCCCTGATAACTTTTGCAAGTTATCATTCAGACTTCCTGTTGCAAGGTCTGCTTTAGTAAGATTTGAGCCTAACTTACCCAATGATGTGTTGTTACCATTTAGGGCGCGAGTAAATGCATTAGTGACAGTTTCTAAACTGTTTGAAGTCCCCGCTGAAACATCTAACGCAAGATTAAGCAGTTTTTGAGAATCGGCTGTGTTGCGTGTGATGACAGCAAACTTTTGGTAGGCAGGAATTAATCTTGCTGCTGCAACACCAAACTGCATTTCCATTGCATCAGTCATGGCTAGGACATCAGCAGTTGCCTCTTTGAGTCCAATGTTATTCATTGTGTTAGCAAATGATTGAGCAGTTTTATCTGCTACAACAAACGCACTGATTGCGCTCTTAGCAAATGCAGCCATTGAAACGCCAATCAATGCGCGCTTTAGTGTTTTGCCTAGACTTGAAACAGCGGCATCTGCCTGCTTAAATGCTTTTTTACCAGTAAATTCGGATGCGATATTAATCGCGACTTTAGCCTCTTGTGCCATGTTTAATCCGTTCTCTGATAAAACTTTTTAGTAGTTTTTTGAATTGCAAGGATCACAGCAGCATTTGCAACGCCATTGTTTTCTTTCCATGCTCTAAAAATTAAGTGTCCTTTGCCTTTGCGCCCTCTAGTTAATTGAGGGTTTTGCGCTAGTGGTGATGCTGCTTCAATTGCGTGCGTAAATTGATAACCGGCAAATGGGTTATTAGAATTGTAACCTTTAACTCTGCCTCGGCGCTTGCCACGAAAACTGCCTTCAGTTCCCATTGTGCCATACGCTGCACCGGCAGTGGATTGGAAAGGTGCGCGACCATCTTTGTTCTTGCGACCAGCAGTTTCAAAGATTGCTCCGGCGCGGCTAATGTTTTCTACACGCGCTAATGATACCCAGCCTCGTCTGTTTGGCTTAGATGCATCTGCACTTGATTGAATGCCGCGTCTAATCTCGCCAAGATTGGCTGATGGGAATGATCCGTTTGATTGCTTAAACCATGAACTTAAACCTGCTGGAGCAGTAGCAAAGCCCTTAGCCTTTTCTGTAATAGGGGTAAGGGCTTTTTCTACTTCAACCTTTGTTTCATCTGCTAAATCAAGTTCGTAATGGAGCAAAGCGCGGCGCAGTTTAAGTGCTCCTTCTATTGCTTTGCTTGCCATTTTGATTCATCTCCTTAACACGATCTCTCATTGCCATGAGATATGTCTTGAACATTCTTTCATCCATGTCAATGAATGATTGAACCGGTATTTGCGTTTCAATGCTCATTCTGCAAATTAAATATGCGAGCGTGTCACGCGTTAAACCAAAGGGTCGTCATCTAAAACCTCGACTTTTTCAAGTGTGTCGAGAAAGCCTGCATCAGAGAAAGGTTTAAGTGTTTCTCCTGCTGCCTTCAAACACAAAAACGCCAAGTAATAGACATCGGACTGACGCTCTAAATCTCTGAACGCCTTATGCATTCCCATTTTTACATGGTTCTCAAATGCGACTTCTATACTTGGCGTGATCCGATGTTCTGATTCAGTGCCATCTGCTTTTGTTATTCTTAGTTTTGCCATTTTAGCCCTTTTCTTTTAGTAGTTAGATTACCAAGTGCCTGTTGATGCAGTTGCAGTTACGCTGTTGCAAGTAAACTGCAAATCCATAACGGCTTCATCAGCCACAGCGCCGTTGATGTCCATAATGTTATCGACAAGAATTGTGCCTGTGTAGAGAAGGTTGGTTGCTGATACTGCTGCTGTTGAATCTTGAATTGCTGCGAATGCAACTGTTGTGCCATACGCTGCTTGCAGTGTTGGCAGAACGCTTGCGGCTGCTGTGTCATTCAGGAAGGAAACGCTGATGGTATCTGCTGACAATCCACTCACAAATTGGTGAGAAAGTGAGCCCATTGCGCTGACTTCAATCTGATCCTTCTGACGATTTAATGAAAAAGATGTTACATGGTCAGACAAATTTACTGTTGCAATTTTAAAACCGACTTTATTATTCAGGAAGATAGCCAATTTTTATTCCTCGTCTTTCTTTGATAGTGCTTTAGGGGCTGATGGTTGGATTTGACCGATCTTTATCAGAAAAGCCAATTCCTCGGGTGTTAGATCGGGCATATTAACTCCAACTCGTAAGAATACTAACCTGCAAAGAACAGGTTAGAAGGTCGCCGTTTGTTGTATCAACTGATACACCAGACACAGCGCCAATATTATATGTTAAGGATGAGGCTGCTAACTTATTAAACACACCAACAATAAATGTTTCGATGTCCATAAGTGAGCCTTGATTATCTAGTAAAGGTAGATATAAACGAATAGTAAAATTAGCCAATGGGCTAACAGTGTTGCGTGAATTGTTGCTCGGTGTAATGTATGGATCGGATGGACTAATTACAACAGAATTAGCCAACACTGTGGCAACAGGATATGAGAATGTTTGCCACACTGTTGGATTGGATAAAGCCGCTGCAAGAGTTGCGCGGAGAGTCGTGACGGCGACTGTCATCCCACAAGCCCTGCTGGATTTATCCAATTCGCAATTAAGCCTCTGATTTTTGCTACCATGCTGTTTGACATTCTCCATGGTGCAGGACTGAAACCATCCGGCGACATTCCGCCGGTGCTTGATAATTGTCTGCTTTGCCAAATATCGACAGCGATCATCAAACTAGCCTCACGAATTTCCGCGACAGTTGCAAAATTAACATAAGTATTTGCTGCAACAGTTGCGTATGGATAGATTGGGTGTTTAACAACATTTGCTCTTGATACTGCAAATGAAATTGTAAATTCTGATACCTCTGTAATTGTTTTTGTGCCGTTGTAAGCAGAACCCGCATTTGCTACAACAACGCTCTCTCCAACATAAAGTCCATGAGGCATGTCAAAATAAAGAGTTCCAACATTATTAAATGCGCTGTGAGCAGATACATAATATTGGTTAAACCATAAATAGCCCTTAATTATATTTTCGGCAGCCTGACAAACTTCCTCAACAACTGTGGATGAATATAAATTTTCAATTCCAAGTGTTGATCGGAGTTCCGCTTCAGTCACATAAGTTGCTGCCATGTTTTCCTCTCAAAAAAATTGTGTGGGCTAAGGGCTACAAAGCCCACACAACACGATTGCTATTTACGCTAGGTTGAAACGGCGAACGCCAGCGCCAGCCTTAGATACATAAATTGCTAGATATGCGTACATGTTGATTTCAACTTCGCCTGTTGTTAAAACATTAACGCGAAGGTTTGTCTGTGGTGATTCCCAAACATATACAGATGATGGAGCAACTAGGAACGCTGACTCATCAACAATGCCTGATACTGCAATGTTATGATCGACTACCAAATCAGTGCCAAGTATATTTCCAACAACAGATGAAGCGGCAGCATTACCTGCTGAGTTATATGTTGCACCTTGTGCTGAATATAGTGGGCGATTTGTTGTGTCTGCGTAATTTTGAATGGCTGCCCATTGATCGGTGCTTGCAACAAGTTTGCGAGCGTAATCGCCGCCTGTTCCCTTGTATGCAGCAGCAGATTCAGTTGCAATGAATGATTGCAATCCAAGTGCTGTTGCAGCAACACCTGTTGCTTGAACTCCAGCAGATGTAAATGCAGCAATTAGTGCAGCATCAGTTGCTTTTTCGTAGCCTTTACGCATTTCATTTAACAAAAGTGTTTCGAATGCAGGATTTGAAAAATCTAACAACTCGAAACTAACTCGGTTGATTGATGAGTACTTGCTTGCTGTAATTGTGTCGTAAGTTGATGTCATTCCGGTTTCTGATGGCGCGCCGCCTTCTGCAACTGCTGCTGAAGTTGGGGCAGTTCCCATTTTTGGAATGGTGAATGTTAATTGTGGCACTGCACCTGCGCGAGTTACTGCATCAAACGCTGGGCGACCAGAGAATGTTGTTGTAATGAAATCGGTTAGGTGAGTTGGTAATGTCAAACCTGTATTTGTTGAAGTGCTGTCATCAGCAGCCAAAATTGTTTGGCGTGCATCCTCGTTACCCATTGCAGCCTTAATAGATGCTCCGAGATATTGAGATGATGAGATTGGTGCAACGCGTGGTCGTGTGTAACCAACTGCTGCTGTTACTACTGGGCGAGATGCTTCAACCGCTGGGGTTTCGACTACTGCCTCTGGTGCTACGGCTTCTGGAGTAATCTCCACTTGAGCCTCACTTTCGTTAGGTTGGGTTTCGGTTGTTTCAGCAGTTTCGCCTTCGCTGGCTGCTACCTCTGATATTTGCGCGGCTGCAAATGCAGGGCGACCTACCAAAGAAACTTCGTTTAGTGTTGCTTTTAGAACATGCAAAACGCCGTTGATTGGCTTTGAGTCAATTACCTCAACACCAACACTCACGCCTGTTTTCAGTCCTTCACTTGCCTCGATCAGAGCATCCGTCGCACGACTGCTGGCACTTAACTTAAACACGCCATACCATCCGTCTGATCCGGCTTCAATAGATTGAGCGCGACCTAAACGGGCTTTGTCATTATGTTCCTCAAGAAAGAGGACTGATTTGGGTGTGTCCCATGTTATGCTCCCGCGCTCAAAAATGACCTTGCCAACGCTAGTGATACCGATTTGGTCGTAAGGTGCAATTTTTGCAGAGATTGTTCTGCGTGAAGTATCTGTTGCTTCTATTTCACTTGAAAAAGTTAAAATCATTATTCGCTCCCATTCGGGCTAAGGTTTTCCATTTCGCGTGCTTGTTCCAAAGTAATTAAATCTAGGCTAAGCATTTTTTCAATTACATTCAAACGCTCCATAGGATCAGTGCGTAAGAATCCTGAAAAGTCAAACTCCACACATTGTGTGCGTGGCGTGATGTCATCCATTGACAAACGACTAGATATTGCCTCGATGTATGGCATCAAAGTTAGATCAACAAACTGACGGCGTTCATCTTGAACATTCTGATAAGTCATTGAATTACCAGTGAAGTCTGCTGAAAGATATTGAGCGGGGACATTACACATTCTTGCGCATTGCAAAGCAAGTGTTTGAATTGCATCCTGATATGCCATGTCTTTTGGAGAAAATGCAACAGGTTGGAATTCTAATTGTGCAGAAAGAAAAGCAGTTGAACGATTATTGCGTGCCTGTTTCCATGCAGCAAGAATTCCTTGAACTTCGCCTTCGCCTAAATCTGCTCCATTATTGCGAAGTATGCCAGTTGCCATTGGCGTGCTGGATGCTATCGATGCGGCTTTTTCAATATCAATTGCTGCTTGAATTGTTGATGCGCCTCTGCGCAAAATTCCTGCATCACCTAATGATTGGAATGTAACTAAAGAACCTAAACCATCATTGGGAACTGGATAAGCATTAACTGTGTAATAATCAACAAAAGTTCCAATGTCATTTAATACTGCGCCAACTCTTTTGTTTTCAATCCATTCAAAACGAGCAGGGCGACCATCATCAGCAAATACTTCAGTAACCTGCCAGAAACTTTGCCCATACATAAGCAAATCTGAAACTGTTAGCGCAATTGTAACTGCGCGTGATTGTGATTTAGATGGTTGTTCCATCCACAATGGAGTTGGTAAATATTCTCCAGTTGCTTTCAATTCTAATTGTAATTCCATTGCGCCAATTACGCCGGTGATTAATGCATGGCATCTTGCAATCGCTGGCACACTAAGTGCAGAATCTCTATTGACAGGAGTTGTTGTTAAACCTGAGAATGATGCAAAACGATCATTAATTACTTGCGGTGCTTGCTGGGCTTCAATGGTATTAGCGGTTTTAGGAAATAGCGCTGAAATTATACCCATACACCAACCTTACTATAAGAGTCAAAGAATCTCACATTTTGAGATGCGTGTCAAACGAATATTTGGGCAGTTGATTGTGGCTTTGAAAGTTGGTGAACAATCATTGCAGTGCCAATCGCCCCAGCCACCGATCCTGCTGATTTGCGCCTTACGATTCTCCAGCCATGATCTCCGTTGATTTTAGCGGAGCAATTGTTAAACATCGACACAAGTTCGGGCTGACCCGAATGCACAAGCCGATTATGGATAAACGATTCGGCAAGGGTAGAACACGCCTGATAGAACTCTTGCCCAGAGTTTTCAATTATCTTTTGCCCAGATTGTTGTAATTTCAATGCAATCGAGGCAGTGGCATATTTGTCATAGCAAATGCCTTTCGGTCTAAACTTTTGAGCCCAGACATTAATTTCAGATGCCATTTTGACTTCATCAATGGCTATCTCAGATGTCCAGAGTTGCATCAAGCCAATCTCTATCTTTCCTGTTTCTGGGTTTAACTTGCCAGCCACTAATGCGCCATCGCGCTTGCTGGGTGATACATCCATTGCAAAGTAAATATTGCCGCCGGCAGTGATTTGCAGGCTGGAATCAGATGTTGCTTCAATAACGCCATAAGCCCAAGGTGATTGGGCGGCATCAACCCATTGGCATAAATGCTCACGCATAAATTGATCCGTAGGCATTGTGGCTACATATTCCGCAAGTGTAGCCTCAGTGATAGTTATTCCTAAACTCGGATTGGCTTGCTGCCAGCCGCGTTTTTCTGAAATCTTAATGTGTGGCTCGGCAGAATACTCATACCAGCCAAATGTTTCATTTGGATAACTAAGGGCGCGCTCTCTTAGATCGTTAAGCACAATCGAATGTGCGCTGCCAGCGTTAGTAGTTACAAATGTTTGTGCATTTGGTCTAGCAGTCGTTACTGGTCTAGCAGCAGCCCATCCTTCAGGTGTTACAAGCAACAACTCATCAATGTAAAGGCAGTCAGCGGTTAAGCCTCTTGCGCCGCCGTCGGTGCTTGCGGCAATACGATAGGTTGCGCCATTTTTTAGCGTGATGCATTCGCCGCCATTAGTTCTTGTAATTCCATCTGTTCGCTTGCCATCACCTTTTACTTGATCCATTAAGAATTCATTAGCCTCAATGATGTTTACAATTGATTTCCATGTAAGCAGGGCTAAGTCGCGTTTATGAGCCATGCCCAGCACTGACTCACCCCATAAAAACATCTTTGACAAAATAAGGGTCTGGGCTAGAAAAGTTTTTCCATTTTGGCGTGAAATGCATAGCCCAGCAAACTTTTTACGCCACATGCCATCATCATCGACATTTAGCAGATCAGTCAGCACAAGAATCTGCCAATCAAAGAGTTTTATGCCTAGTTTTTCTGCAAATACCAAAACTTCATCGACTTTTGAAGTTCCTTTCAAAAACGGCGTGTGAAGTCTGGGTTTTACATTTCCCATCAACTTTTTAGCCGGTTTTTTGGCGACCCCAGTTTTCTTTACTTTTGCTTTGACTTCGGTCATGACTGTTCAG